AGAGGCGCAGAAATCCGGTTCGCTGAAGCATGCGGTGGAAGAGTACGCACTGAAGCACGGTATCGAAGACATCGACATTCTGTTCCCGGACGCTCGTACCATTACGGACACTCCCGAGTTCGACAGTCGTCGGGTCGAGTGGGTCTCCGGAGTCATCAACGGTACGAGGCACTCCCCGTTTTCTCGAATCAAGTCGATCGTCGCTGACATCACCCAGGAAGAGGCCCGTGCGCTGGGCTACATCAAGGGTAATCTGAAGAAGGAAGAGTTCTTCGGATTGGTCAAGCGTGTCACGACTCCGTCCACGATCTACAAGAAGCAGCAGCTGGATCGTGACGATATCGTGGACATCACGGACTTCGACGTTGTTGCTTGGCTGAAGGCCGAGATGCGCCTCATGCTCGACGAGGAAATCGCACGTGCAATTCTCATTGGTGACGGCCGCGATGTCGCCAGTGTGGACAAGATCAAGGATCCATCTGGTGCCAGCGAGGGTGCTGGTGTCCGCTCGATCATGATGGACGACGATCTCTACGCGGCAAAGGTCGAGGTCAACCTCTCGGACGCGGGCTCGAGCCCAGGAGAGGTTGTCGATGCGTTGATCACCAACATGGGTCTGTACAAGGGCTCAGGTTCGCCAACGCTGTACACGACACTGCCGTTCATCACGTCTCTCCTCCTGACCAAGGACGGTATGGGACGCCGCATGTACCACAACAAGGACGAGCTCGCTGGCGAGATGGGCGTTTCCGACATCCAGTACGTCGAGGTCATGGAGCAGGAGGAAGATCTTCTCGGAATCGTCGTCAACCTGAAGGACTACACGGTTGGCGCAGACAAGGGTGGAGAGATCAACTTCTTCGACGACTTCGACATCGACTACAACCAGTACAAGTACCTGTATGAGACCCGCATCTCTGGGGCTCTCACCAAGATTCGCTCGGCTTTGGTGCTCACGAAGAAGCCGTAAGGTAGGTTCCCATGGCAAGATTCTTTGGTCGTATCGGTTATGGAGAATCGGTAGAAAAAGACCCTGGTGTATGGGTCGACGAGATTATCGAGCGAGAATATTTCGGAGATGTTATCCGGAATGCTCGAAATCTCCGCCAAGGAGAGAATCTCAATCCTGATCTTAGTGTACAAAACTCGATTAGCATTGTAGCCGATGCATATGCCAATGAACATTTCTTTGCCATTCGTTATGTGGAATGGTCGGGGGCTTTGTGGACGGTTGATAGCGTCGAAGTACAGAGTCCCCGACTTCTGCTGAGATTGGGGGAGGTGTACAATGGGCCAACGCCTGCAGTTACACCAACTCCTTGAAACGTTTGCTGATAATGTGTATTTCCAGCCACCAACGAACATTAAGCTGGTTTATCCCTGTATTATCTACAAACGTGATTTCGCAGACACTAAATTTGCGGATGACAAACCTTATAATCACACAAAAAGGTATCAGGTTACAGTCATCGATCAAGATCCTGATAGTGAGATTCCAGAAAAAGTCGCAGCAATGCCTATGACCCTATTTAATCGATTTTATACGATTGATAATCTCAATCATGACGTTTATAACGTCTTCTTCTAAGCGAAAGGAAACAAATGGCACCGCTGACATGGGACGAAGTTGGTGATCGCCTCTACGAAGTCGGTGTAGACCATGGTGTCCTGTATTTGCCTGATGCAGCTGGCATTTACAATACTGGATTTGCCTGGAATGGTCTCACGACTGTCACGGAGTCTCCCTCTGGGGCAGAATCCAATCCGCAGTACGCGGACAACATCAAGTACCTGAATCTGTACTCGGTCGAGGAGTTCGGTGGGACGATCGAGGCATTCACGTATCCGGACGAGTTCGCCGAATGTGACGGCACGTACGTCCCCTCCGAGGGAGTAGCCGTTGGCCAGCAGGCCAGGAAGCAGTTCGGCTTGTCGTATCGGACAAAGGTCGGAAACGACATCGAAGGATCCGACTTTGGCTACAAGCTACACCTCGTGTACGGATGCACGGCCGCTCCATCGGAGAAGGCCTACGCAACGATCAACGATTCGCCGGAAGCGATCTCGTTCAGCTGGGAAGTCACTTCGATTCCTGTGCCAGTGACGGATCACAAGCCGACTTCGCTGATCGTTATCGATTCCACTACGGTCGACTCAGCAGATCTTGCTGCACTCGAGGATCTGCTGTATGGCAAAGCTTCAGTCGAGGCAGCATTGCCAACTCCGGATGCTGTTATCGCGCTCTTTGCTGGCCCCTAATCTCTAAGTAACTCTCTCTCCCCTGACAGGAGGCCGGAGGATGCTCACGATTGTAGTTCCAGGCGTTGAAATGTTTGATGAAAGCTCTCGGGAGTTTGTGATGGAGGGCAACGTGACGTTGGAGCTAGAGCATTCTCTGGTCTCACTGTCAAAATGGGAGTCCAAACACGAAAAGCCATTCTTGGGTGCGGCCGAGAAATCGATCGACGAGGTTCTCGACTACATCAAGATTATGACAGTGACTACTGATGTGCCTGAAGATGTTTGGCACAAGCTCTCAGAAGAGAACATCGAGGAGATCAACAAATACATCGATGCCAAGATGACTGCCACGTGGTTCAACGAGCCACCGGGCGCTCCGAAAAGCAGAGATGTCATTACGGCCGAACTTATCTACTATTGGATGATCGCATTTGAGATTCCGTTCGAATGTGAGAGCTGGCATCTCAATCGATTGTTCACGCTGATTCGCGTCTGCAACATCAAGCAGGCTAAGCCACAGAAGATGAGCCGAGGTGAACTTGCAGCTCGCAATAGAGAACTCAACGCTCGACGCAGAGCGCAACTCGGAACTAGAGGTTAGGGGGTGACATGCAACTAGTCTGGGATCAAATAGGTGAGCGTTCTTACGAGTACGGAGTCGATCATGGAGTCCTTTACCTTCATGACGGAACGGTAGCCGTCTGGAATGGTATCACCGAGGTGGAGGAATCGAGTTCGATCGAGTTGAAAGAGTACCATCTAGATGGAGTGAAGTATCTATCGACATTGGTGCCCGGAGACTTCGAAGGGAAGCTCAAAGCGATCACCTATCCCGACGAATTCGATTCGCTAATTGGACAAGTGCAAGTCTCTCCCGGGTTGACCTATTACGATCAGCCACCAAAAAGTTTTAACTTGTCCTACAGAACCAAAATTGGCAACGATCTGGATGGGGATTACGGTTACACGCTTCACATTCTGTACAATGTCGTCGCCAACCCCGAAAACGTTACACGCAGCTCGGTCAAGGACACAACCGAACCTGCAGATTTCAGTTGGAGCTTGACTGGCGTTCCTCCGAAAGATGGATTCCATGGAGCAAGACCAACGGTTCACGTTTCCATCGATTCGAATGAAACTCCTCCCGACATCTTGGCGATCATCGAGAGTACCTTGTATGGGACGAGCTTAAGTGACGCAAGTCTTCCTTCTCTGAGTGAACTTGCTGAATACTTCGGATATTTGGGAGCGCTCATAATCATCGATCACGGAGACGGCAGCTGGTCGGCTATCGATGAGTCGGATAACTATATTACCATGCTCGATAACACTACTTTCGAGATCGAGGATGCAGATACTACGACGATCGACGCCGATACGTACACAATTTCATCTACAAACGTGGGCTAGGAGGTGAAATGGCAACAATCACAGGTCTTACCGCTGCTCGAATGCAAGAAATCGAGGCCGCTTCGGTCATTGACGGCGATATTGTCGCAGGTCATCTGATTCTTACGAAGCATGACGGGACTCAGATCGATGCAGGACCGGTAGCTGGCCCAGCGGGACCTCCAGGGCCTGCGGGACCTCAGGGTCTTAGCGCTATTCCAGGTGAAGTCAAGCTTTGGCCAAGCGGAGTTCTTCCAGAGCTTGCTACTTGGGGAAAGTGGGTATGGGCGGATGGAGCAGCTTACGATGTTGCAACATATCCTGTCGCAGCCAGTCATATTGCTGCCGCCTGGAAGACTTTTGACGGTGTCAGTGATCCAGGTGCCGGTAAGTTTCGCGTTCCCGATCTCCGGGGTCTTATTCCCGCTGGATTGGATCAGATGCCCACAGGAGCTCGTGCCAATCGCATGACTCGAACGGCTGCAATTACGTTGGCAGCTAAGACTGGTAAAGAAACGCATCAGCTGGCGATTGGTGAAATGCCAAGTCATAACCACGGCGGTGCTACCGGTGCTGCCGATCGACCATTGAAGGCCAATGCCGTAGGCGCTCATACTCACGAGTTTGTCGGTGGCGCGTACATGATCAACAATGCCGGTGCAACGTTCAGCCATACGCCTGGCGCCAATACAAAGCTAAACGCAACGACTGTCGATTCTGTGATTCCTCCGGGTGGTGCTCACGAGCATACAGTGACTGACCATCTTCACGGGATAGGTACTCAAGGTAGCGATAATGTACATGAGAACGTCCAGCCAAGTGTGATGGTTCCGTACATTGTTTGTCTAGGCGGTTAAAATGAGACTTTCACTGGAAGGCACTTTAGTCAAACCAGAGCCAGTGATTCTAAAATTTGTTCCTTCTATTCCTCTAGGTCC